CCCCTTAAGCATCAACAATGAACATGAATTTGGCTTTGCTCGAACAGGCTCCAAAATCACCAGCCTACCGGCTGGTCCGAACGTCCTGCGCTCCCATTCCTCTTCCTTGAACATCATTGACGAGGCCGCCTTTACCAAGTTTATGGAGGCCATGTGGTCGGCTGGTTATCCGACGCTGACGCACGGCGGCCGGGTCATTTGCATTTCGACGGTGGGCGGCATCGGCGGCTGGTATTGGAGCACCTATATGGACGCCAAGGCCGGGACCAACGACTTCCATCCCATTGACATAAACTGGTGGGACATGGACTGGGTCATCGAATACGTCGACACCGTGGACGGCAAGAAGCGGCGGATCGCTCCGAGGGATGGGATCAGGAAGTCCACGAAGGACGAGGTGCCCATCTTTGGGGAGTGGTGGTCGCCCTGGTTGCAGGACCAATATCGGCAGCTGCAGAGTAAGGGGGAGGCGCACAAGTTCCGTCAGGAGGTCCTGGCGGAGTTCTTAGGCTCCGGTTCCACCGTCGTACCCCTGCAGCAGCTGCAGCACGTGGAGGTCTGCGTGCGGAACGCGCCGCCCAAGAAGACCATCGACCTGGTTTCCTATTCCAATCCCGAGGCCGCCATCAAGGATAAGACCTTGAACTTTGCTTATGAATTGTGGGTCTGGAAGGAGCCGGTCCTTGGTGGGGAACAGCGGCTGGTCAATGGCAAGATCCTGGGTGATCCCGGCCACCATTATACCATGGCCGTGGACCCCTCCACTGGTGAGGACCGGGACCAGTCCGGAATTGAAATCATTGATGATGATGCGATGGAGCAGGTGGCTGAATATGCCGGCAAGGTCGACGCCACGACGTTGGCCATGATGGCTGACCATCTGGGCCGCCGATATAACGGGGCCAAGATGGTCGTGGAACGCAACGGTTATGGGATGGCGGTCCTGCAGCAGCTGCGCGACAATCTCCATTATCCGAATCTGTGGCGGGAGATCAAGGGCCCGAACCAGGTCTCGGAATACGGCTGGAAGACCACCGTCAACACCAAGCCGGCGATCAATACGCACCTCATCGACGGCGTGACTGACGTGACCATCTATTCCTCGCGCCTCTACAAGCAGCTCTCCATCTACGTCAACCTGCGCGGGACCAAGTTCGGGCATGAGCCAGGGGCAGGGAACCACGACGATCTGGTGATGGCCTTCGGGATCGCCCTGATGGGCCGCTGCTCCACCACGCCGGAGCCGATCCTGGCCGTCCGGCCCTCTGACCTGCCGGAGATGAACGATCCCGAACTGCGCAACCGGTTCATGGCGGAGATGAACCAGATTGGTGGTCCAAAGGCCATGCTGCCCTTCGTCGGCGCACCCATGCCGTTTGGCGAGAACAGTGATCTGGACAACTTTACCAAGCAGCTCACCGGCGCACCCAAACCCCTCCCGATGGTCGTGCCGAGAAGGAACGTACTGGAGAAGCCAAAATAGTATTAAAAGGGAAGGAGAGATTATGATCGACTGGCCACAAACTGAATCTAAATTTGGAGTTACTGAGATCATCAATAGGCCCGTCGTGGTCTGTAAGTGTGATGGTTGTGGTCGAGAAAGGGATGTTAGGGTTAGGGTCAAGAGCAGAGTTGTGAATGGGCAGATGGCGTGGTATTGTCCAAAATGTGTTGGACAGCGAGAGGACGTGCGGAAGAAGCTGCAGGATTCGACGGTAAGGCAGTGGAAGAAGGAAGATTATCAGGAGGAGAGGAAGAAGTGCTCACTTAAATTATGGGAAGATGAGAAGTTTCGGAATAAGGTAATTGCTGGTGATCTTCGATACCACCATGGCGATCAGCCTGTTGAGGATATGTTGAGAGATCAGCATCTTCGGCGCTTAGCTTCAAGTCATGACTGGCGAGTGAAGGCTAAGCCGTGGAAGCATAGAACCATAGAGCAGCAGGAGAGGTTTCGCTTAGCGAGCAGGAGATGGTGGAATAAGAATAGAGAGAAGATCAACGAACTGCGCCAGCAATATCGAGATCGGAGAAGATTGCCGATCTATGGAACTACTGTCCGAAGGTGTCTTGAATATAAGTTCTTCAACATTTATGGTGCGCACAAGTCTCGGTATAAAATTGCTGGTACGCCAGAACCCTTTCCAACGACGCAGCAGCTCGCGGAGATCTTGGAGAAGCAGCGAGTTGGTGATTCAGTGAAGTGTCATCACTGTCAGAAGATCGTCGACGTCTTCCATTTTGATCATTTAGATGGAATAAAGGGAGAGAGAATCGATCCCCAAAGGATCGTCATCTCCTGCCCTTATTGCAACATCTCCAGGGCACATCAGAACGTGAAGAAGATTTCTCTGGACGGTTACTTCATTCAACAGATCTCCAGAGAGGAAGCCAATAAATTGTTGATTGATCACTTTCTTGGGACTACAAAGAAGGGGATGGAGATCTTTGGTCTCTATAAGGACGCCAAACTAATTGGGGTGGCCTCCTATTCGGTATCGGCACATCCAGGAGTCGGAGAATCGTTGGGCGTCAAGGACGATGAAGTTATGGATCTGGAACGGCTCTATGTGAAGCCCAGTGATCGGATTCAGAATCTTATGTCCTGGTTCATTCGAAGGAGTATCAAATATCTCCACAAACTACATCCAAAGTTGAAGGCCGTCGTATCTTATTGTGAGCACCAGTTTGAGGGTGGTTCACATATTGCGGCTGGGATGATTCCCTTGACCTGTACCCACAGAGAGAAGATTTATGTTGATCAGAAGGGTGGCCTACATAGGCGAGCCGAAATATATAGGAAAGCACGTAGTCTCGGCTTAAGGGAAGAACAATACGCAAACCAGATCGGTTTGCTGAAGATGACCCTGCCGCCGAAGACCAAGTTCTTAGTCCCGCTGGAGAAATAAAATGTCCTGGCAACTCTTTGATCGCTTACGAGTTCTCTTTAAACAAGCCAACATCTATAATTACGAGAACCTTCATCAGAATCAAGCTGACGTAGCTCGCCTAACTGCGGGAGGTAAGGCTCTTAATTTAGCGACCTATGGCGTGCTTCTTGAGCAAACCAATCTACAGATCAACCGCTTGGAGCGCTTTAAGGATTATGACCAAATGTCTGAAATGGGTGAAATATCGTTTGCATTGGATGCCTATGCTGATGAATCGACCTTAATCGAGAGCGAATATAAGCATAATCTCCTGATTCGATCCAAGCACAAGAGGGTGAAGAATGAGTTGTCGGAACTGTTCTATTCTACGCTCTGTACGGACAATCTGCTTCGAACCTATGTGCGCTATCTCTGTAAGTATGGTGATCTGCCAATGGAGATCGTGCCCACGAAGAATAGGGATGGCGTGGCCGCACTGCGGCACATGAACGTCTATAACTTCTCACGCATTGAGACCAAGAAGGGCGACCTGATCGGCTTCTTCTATCAGGATGAGGGGGACCAGAAGCCTAACTTTCTCCATCCCTGGCAGGTCGTGCACTTTCGGATTGATTCTCTTGAAAACATCTTTAAGCCTTATGGTGCGAGTTTGATGGAAGGTGCTCGTAAGGATTTTAAGCGTCTGCGGCTGATGGAAGATGCGGCCCTAATCTATAGAATAGTCCGTAGTCCCGAGCGTCGCGTCTTCAAGATCCCCGTGGGCGAGATTCCGGCACAGCACGTGCCGACCTACATGGAGATGTTCGCCCGCAACATCAAGAAGAAGCGCTTTTATAATCCCAATACCGGGCAGATTGATGAGCGCTGGTCGCCGTTGATTCAGGAGGACGACTATTATCTGCCTCGTCGGCCGGACGGCAGTGGGCCGGAAGTGGATACGCTCCCTGGTGGTGAGAATCTCGACCAGATTGCCGACATTGAATACTTCAAGAAGAAGATGATCTCGGCCCTCAAGATCCCCTTCTCTCGGGTGGGCCTGGGGGAGGCTGGGGAAGATTCCCGGCAATCCCTTTCCCAGGTCGCGCCGGAATTTGCCAAGGCCGTCCAGTTCATCCAGCGCATCGTGGCTTGCGGCCTCCAGAAGGTCGCTCTGGTCCATCTGGGCCTGAAGGGCTTTTCGGTCAATGAGATGAAGAGCACAGAGCTCTATCTGCCGGCCTCCTCCGCCATTGACGAGCTCTACCGCATTGAGAAGTGGGCCACCCGGGCCGACGTGATTGCCAACCTCAAGGATACCGGGCTTTTCTCTCCGGAATGGATCCTCAAGACCTTTACTGATATGTCTTCTGACGAGATTGCGGCGATGCAGAAGGAAGTGGCCTCCCTCCCGCAGGAACCAGGGCTTGGGGAGGCCCCGCTGCCGACGGAGAGCGTGGAAGCGCCGCTCAAGGTGGAGGAAGACAAATTATTGTCTGAGTATGCTGACTTCCAGAAGCGGACCAAGGCCGTCAATGAAGAAGTTAAGATTGAACACAACATGCTGCAGAACCTCCTGACCATGAATGAGCTGGATGGGCTCAACAACGGCAAAAAGACGCTGGTCGAGCATAGGATCGACGTAAAGAGTGAACTATTTGAATCTACCTATAAGGAGGGTGAGGCCAGCTTTTTGATTGAACAGGCAACCTTTAAGAAGAAGCAGGCCCAAATTGAAAAGGAGCGAAGAGAACTGTTGGGACCCTATGTGGAAAATCCAGAGATTACCGATAAGGACATACCAGCCTAAACATCTTTTCATCAAAGATACTTAAAAGTTGCTCATTGGTTTGAGCCTTCGTCCACAGAAAAGGAGAACAACCGTGAATCAGGCAAAAAAGCCGACGCCCGCAGTTACGATGGACGCTCGGAAGTTCCTGCACGAGATCAACGAGTCCGAACAGTCTCGCGTGGCCTTCTTTGAGAGAGTCATCCGGAAGCTCGGCGAGGAGCAGGGCCAGAACTGGCATGCGATCGCCCTGCGGCCGGACGTGATCTACTTTGAGGACGTGGACAAGCACGTCTACTTCCAGGCCGCCGTCAAGCGGGACAAGAGCGGCAAGCTCACCATTGAGGACGTCAAGAAGGTCAACGTGGTGGAGGAGAAGAAGGAACAGCTCTTCAACCAGTTCTGTTCGGAATTGGTCGGGGCGCTCTCTGAAGACGATCAGCGGAAGGCTGAACTGGCCTTCAATAAGATTGAGTCCTGCCGCTTCCGCCCGAACGTGATCCCGGCGAGCGGCTGGGTCCGGACGCGGGACGGTCGCTCGCACTACGTGCCGGTGGCCGACTCCGTGGTGGCCGAGGACAAGAAGGCCGCGATCGTGGCCGCCGCCGTCCGAGCCCTCAAGTCCGAAGTCCAGGTCTCCGAGGGCCGCCTGGTTTCCGCGACCATCGTGGAGGCCGAGGGCAAGCGGACCATCACGCTGCCGATCGATGAGCTGACCCGCCGGCGCGTCGTCGCCCGCAACATGCGAGCCGTGGCAGAAGGGGCCTGGCGGGATCTGGAGTTCCAGGGACACGTCCAAGCCATCGCCGCGCTGGTCAGTGAATCCAAGGTCAATGAAGGCGTGGAATATGCCGCGAAGTTCTTGAAGGAATATCAGGAGTTCTCCCTGCTCGACCGGGCCGAGACCAAACAGCTCCTGGAGAACGCCCTGGCCGCTACCGGTTGCTTCAATGGTGACCTGGTCGAGGACGTGGCCACGCTCTTCTTTAAGACCAGCCTGCGGATCAACCACAAGGACATCGTGGAGAGCTGGCGGAAGACGGCCCTCAAGACTGAATTTGCCCCGCTTCTGGAAGAGATCAACCTCCTGGAGAAGTCCGAGGACTTCGAAGCCGACTACGGCAAGTTCCTGAAGAGCGTCTTTTTGGAGGCCGCCGACGTGCGGGAAGTCCGCCGCCTGGCCTATTCCACTGCCATGAAGCTCGTCAAGAACGTCATCGACGTGGAAGATCAGACGGTGGTGGAGCAGCTCCAGGACCTCATCGACCGCCTGGAAACTCCGGAAGTCGACGACGCCACGCTCCGCGAAGCTGAAGACCTCCTGGCCTCCATCTCCGAGGAACTGATGCAGGCCGTCTCCTCTCTGGACGACTTCGACAAGATTCCGGGTGGGGAAGAGGAAGAAGGGGAAGGTGAGTTGCCGCCGCTGCCTGGGGAGGAAGAAATGGGTGAACTGCCTCCTCCACCCGGTGCGCCCGCCGCCGAAGTTCCT